ACAATCTAGCTGTGTGGTTGGAACAACCCACCGTTGAGCAATGCTACCACTACGGGTAATAGCTTTTATAGATATTATGCGCAAGTAGCTGCGTTGAAACGAAGACAAGAAGCTCACCGCCTTTAGGCGGTGGGTAGTTCACAAAGACCTATGACCCAGACCAAGTACAGATGGAATTCTACGGAAGCGACTACGTCTCACCGAAGAAGCCAGACCGGACGCCGAAGTGCGAACAGACTGTCCAGTACGTGACGGCAGACTGGCTAGTACTTGAGACGGACTACGAAGCGACCGTCGTCGGACTGAAGTGGATGGCAGAAAAGAACTGCTTCATGGTGCGCATAGAGGCCGTAGTGCCGGACAAGGGCAACGTGAAGCTTGTAGACTTCGTGGGGCCAAAGCTGACAAAGAGGCGGTCGCAAGCTCACACCCTTTAGGGTGTGGGTAAGACCCGCCGATTGTGAATGTAAGAAATAAATTACATAACAAGACTACTAAATCATATTATATTTGAGTTGGATAGTTATAAACTTTAAGCGAAGTCAAGAATTTAAATATGGAACTTGTAAGAAGCGAAGATACGAAGGCCAAGATACGGGCGAGCATGTCCGCAACGAAGGCCAGACGGCAGACGCAAGTCTGTCGAGTATTCGAGCTTAAAGTTTCCATCAGGCACAATCCGAAGGAAACCTTCCAAAAGCTGTCCAACTGTTTCAAGGAAGCGAAGTGGGTAATCAACGACATGCTGTCGTTGTCCAAGGATAATCCAGACAACAGCATGTTCGACTACAAGTACACCGAGCACAAGGATGTAGTCCACTATGACAAGGACAAGAACCCGGTCACTTCAACCATTACACTGCCGTCCGTTCTCCACAGGGCTACCGTGGCCCAGAAAAAAACGGATATTATCAACCTTGCAAAAGCCAAGAAGAAGGGCATCAAGGTCGGCGCGTTGAAGTTCAAGTCGGAAGTCAACTGCCTACCAATTATTACCGGATTTACGCAGATTCTGGATGGATGTCGGATAACCATTCCTGGCTTTCGTAAGCTCCGTGTACACGGCCTTAATCAATTACATCAATTCGAGAAGTTTGAACTTGCCGATGCCAAGCTGATTAGGAAGGCATCCGGCTACTACGTGAAGATTAGCGTAATGCTACCGAAGGAGAAGAGGATTCCTACCAACCGCAACGTTGGTCTCGACTTCGGAATAAAGGATTCCATAACGACATCGTACGGTGACAAGTACAAGTGTAATGTGCGAGAAACAGACCGCCTAAAATTCCTGTCGCGGAAACTGAACCGTAGAGGGAAGAAAAAGAACGAGAAGGGGTCGAAGCTGTATTACAAGTGTCTTCGTCAACTGAATCGTGAGTATGAACATATTGCCAATGTCCGCAAGGACATTGCCAATAAAATCTACCACAAACTGGTAACCGACTATGATGTTATCTACTTTCAAGACGAGCAGATAAAGAACTGGCATAAGGGCTTGTTCGGAAAACAGGTGCAGTCCTCGTGTCTTGGCGCATTGAAACAACGGCTAGTTGCATTGGAAGCATCCGGTCGTAGCTTCAAGATTTCCAAGTGGGAACCGACTACCAAGCTATGTCCAGTATGCGGTACTATCAACCATCCTACTCTTGCCGACCGTATATATAAGTGTGAATGTGGTTATACGATGGATAGGGATGTTCATTCTGCCCGTGTAGTCTTGATGATTGGCTCATCAAAAAGAGCTGAGTGCTTGGAACAAGCCTCGCCGGAGCTGAGTCCGCTACCGACTTGCAATCCGATTGCAAGTCGGCAAGACTTGGCGTCGATGGCACAACACGAAGCTCACCGCCTTTAGGCGGTGGGTAGTTCACAAAAATCGGAATAAGTGTTACAACTTGTACCGTGCCATCTTGAAGAACAATCCGTCCTCATACTGGTCATGTTCCTTGCCGTAGTGGCTCTTTCCATAGTTACAGACTGCCCACTTGACCGTGGAAGCGCGTAACTGGTTAAGACCGGCCACGTACAGCATCGACTCCAAAAGATCGTCTGCGGCACGTCTGGGGAGCAATTCCGACCCGTACAGAGCATCGTGAAGGGCATAGGCTATGTTGAGTTCATGATTGGTATCATCCCAGCTAGGGACGAACCATCTGAAGCACCAAGGAACAGATCCGCCATCACAAGTGAACCCAGGGTAAAAGACGAACGTGTAGTTCAAGCCGTCATCGCCCTTGAAACGAGTAATAATCTCATCGATAGCTTGGTGACGTCCGTTGGGCAAAGTCACCCATGAGTCAAGGTTTTCGCCGCCCAGATATTCCAAGTACATCATCGCCTCCAGTCATCATCTTTAAAGTTTGTAGCACCGACGACCAGCACAGCGACAATGGCTATGATGGTCGTAAGTACCGGATGTTCCATCATCAGTTCGTAAATCATGTTAGACGTGATTGTAGAACGTCCACTGGGAGTGAGCTGCAACCTGTCCCAAGTCGTGACTAGCGCCCGGTGGTGTGATGTTAGAAATGGTACAGCGGAGCCAGAAGTAGGCGTAGTAGACCGACGCGAACAATGATTCGAAGCGCTGTCTGTCGAAAGTAACTGAGTAGTTAAGCGGCTTATGCTGGCTGAGATAGGCCGTACCTTGACCACTATCGGTGAAGTCGCTGAACGGAATCACGATTTTCGGTGCCCAGTCTTGAACTTCGTCAACATATTCTGACGTCTGCGTTGCTGCATAGGACATGACAAGCTCTACAGTGGCTACAGCCGTAGGTGTACCGACCGGAGCGCCTCGGAGAAGGTACACAAGGTCGGTAGAGTAGTCATATCTGACAAGCTGCGGCTTACGCGAAACGAATTCGTCGAAGATTGACCCAGAAATGTCTGCGCCTTGGTACTGCCAGTGCGTCGATGAGAAGTAGCTGGAAATATCGAACGACATGTGCGGCAAGTCCGCTTGCTGGTACGACGTTCCTACGCGGTCAACCGTGTACACACGTGGCGAAGCCATGTCGGTCGGGTAGTAGGTGTACTGTTTCCAGCCATCCGCCGTACACCAGTATTCGACGAAGCGCATAGGCTGGATATGGTATGCCTCAAATATTGCTGCCGTTGAGCTGGCGTACTTATACTGGCCGATGAAGTCTCCGTTGGCTCCTACAAGGATGAGGTTGTATCCACCGGCAAGCTTAGCCGCGATATCGTCGAACGTGTCTTGTTCGTACACGACTGCGGTGAACTGCTTGCCCACATACGGCTTGTTGAGGATTTCGGTAACGCCACGGTCTGCATTCCAGTCCGCTTTCTGCTGTGGCTCAAGTCCGTCCAGCTTCGCCTTGTCTTCCGGCGACATGAGACCTGCGTCGTCCGTAGTGACAAGAGCGGTTGATGCCGCGTCGATGTTGTGACGGCCCATGGCCTTCTCGTCGGCGTCGAAATCCTGTTCAAAGTTTGTTACGACTGCGTTCTGTTTCATTTATTGTCCTTGATTTCTCTTAAAGTTTCCAAGATGTTCTTCAGCTGCACCATGACTTCCGCATGCTGCTTGCTGAGCTCAGAAATATCGTTCGAATTCTTTATACTTTGTTCGAAAAGTATCTTTTGGTTATTTTCTAACTCAGTCAGCTTGCACTGCATGCGAATTAAATCGTCATGCATCTTCTGGGCATCTTCGTCGCGCTGCTTGCCAGTAATTGCTCGCTCTGCACGGACTTTCTCAACCTCCGCCTTGGACTTGACCCACGCGGTCACGGCAGTACCCAGACCACCGAAACCAGATATACATGCCACTATTGCTGCTGTTAACGGATCCATAGGGGCCTCCATTACGTGCCGTCGCCGCCCCAGCTTGGTGTGCCGTCGGAAGCGACCTTGAGCACCTTTCCGGCGTCTTCAGATGTAGACGGCGGCAATCCGGAGCCGATGTCTTCGGGATTAGTGATGTGTACGAGATCGACAAGTCCACTGTGATTCATGAGCAAAATCTCCTATTCTATTTAAATAAGTAAAAGGTTGATGTTATGTTCCGGTGTCGCCCCAGCTTGTCTGGATTTTGGCTAGTTAAACTTTAGCATAGAACCTCTAAATCGTGAACGTTAACCAGGCATTTGCAGATGGACTTGCCGTATCGCTGTAAATCGGCGTACTTTCGATAGTATCGCCGGTATACCTGTTGATAGTCACATTCCAAGTCCCTTCCGGCTGGAAATATTCGAAGCAATGCCACATGAACGCAGTCAGCGCTACATTTGTCTCGAACCAGAATTCACAGCCTTTACCCCACATAATGAACTGGTCATGTTCGCCGCATGCCGTTTCGATGTCGCTCGCCGTCAAAGTCTGTAGGCCGCCGCCCTGAGTATAGAGATAGCCTTTCTTTACGATAGACGATGAAACGGTAGTACCGTTAATCTTGAAGCCCTGGGCGGAAACCTGAGATGATGAACCGTCATACCGCATACACTTAACGACGTAACCGTCAAATGCCGGAGCTGAAGAGAATATGAGGGTAGAACCACGATAGGCTTGAGCTATCTTGGTTCCACCGACGTAGATTTCACCGATACCGGTGTTCCCGACTTTTATTGGCATGTTAGGACTCCGGAATGAGGTACAGCACCGTCGCTACTGGGTTTGCTGGCAAGCTTGCGACAACCTGTACATCGGTGATGCCAGTAAGAGCGTCTTGCTTTGCAGACCAAGCAGTCTTGTCAGCCGACGTAACGTGTACCGTCGTGTCAGCGACGTGCGCGTCGTAGCCCGTTACTTTAGCCGAAGTGATTCCAGAGTTGGCTGCGTTGAGCTGAGCCGTTGACAGAGCATCTTGTTTGCCCGAAACTGCACTGGCCACAGCGACACCGCTCTGCGCGTTTGCAGAGGATGCACCATACACTTGGTCAACTACCGGAATTGCCGGAGTTCCGGACAAATCGGAATAAGCACCAGTGGTGGCGACCGTTGCAAGGCTTGATGACTGGACATATCCGCTCAAGTCAGGGGTGTTCGAAAGATCACTGTAGCTTCCGGAAGTAGCAACAGCAGCAAGATCCGCTGGCTGGATTGCAGTCGCACCAGCTGCGGCACCGGAACGGATCGTGCTAAGATCGGCGATTGCATCTTGCTTAGCATTCCAAGCGGACTTGTCAGACGTAGTTACGTGGATATCCGTATCGGCAACGTGCGTGTCATAGCCAGACACTTTACCCGAAGTGATGCCGGAGTTGGCAGCATTGAGCTGAGCAGACGACAGCGCGTCTTGCTTGCCGGAGACTGCTCCAGCCACAGCAACGCCGGACTGGGCATTGGTAGACGTCCCATCATACACTTGGTCAACAGTGATGCTTCCGCCACCGCTCGGCGTAGCCCAGACAGCAGTGCCTTGGGCATTGACGGTCAGTACCTTTGTAGCATCGGCTGACGTGGAGGCCGGAACTTGTCTGACGCCAGAAATTGCTTCGGCAACGGCAAAGCCGCTCTGCGCATTAAACGACCACGCGGAGTATTGCTCATCTACTTGCGGTAGGTCAACCCACTCAAGCTCGCTAGAATTGCGCTTTGTTGATATGGTCTGATTAGCTCGACCAGAAAGCTTCGGAAGGTAGGCGTACTTGTTCTGGAGCAGACCCGGCTGAAGCTGGTACGTGGAAGCGTAGGGAGCGAAGCTGTCTACCCATCGTGCGCCGTCGCATCCGTTCGGATATGTTCCGGTCGTTCCCGGCTGGTAAAAGCCTAGAGCGTAATTGTACACGCCGTAGATGCCAGTACCCTGCATGATATCCGTAAGGTTGACAGCAGACGGGTTTCCGCTGGAATCCTTCATATCCGCTTGTGTGAGGTGTACAAGGATTTCCCAATACGAATAAGTAGGATAGTTCTGACCCATGTCTACGGTCTTCCAGGTCGAATTTTCCGTATGGGTATCGGCATTCATGACTACGCCAACGAAGCCGGTCTGGTAGCCTTGCGGATTGGTCGCTGCGCCGTCACAAGACGGGACGACGGTGTTCGGGAATGTGTAGTACACAGTAGGGTCAGATACCTTGTACAAGATCGGACGCAGACCAGCAGCACCCATCGCTTGTGAACAAGTCAATGCACGGCCATAGCTGTTGGACGGCTGGCCATAATAACCAGTTACATAGGCCGGTGATGCAAGGCGGAACCACACGCCAGTCGAGCCGTCGCTCAAGCACATCTTGTCGCGGATAGTGATATCGTCGATGGACGGAGCCGTGCTGGTACCAGTACCGTACAGCGCTCTCTTGTTACAGATGACGCCCATGATGTCGCTTGTATAAGTGACGGTTTCGTTCGGCGGATAGTCGTATGTAGAATCCTTGAACTGCCTATCGTCATAGACAGGAATGCCGGAGCCGCCGCCACCGCCAGTTGCGCTGATCATGTTGCCGACGATAGTGATGTTCGGTCCGGCAACAAGCGTGTCTTGTTTTCCGGCCAAGTCATACTGGGTAGCCAGCACAGTCGTATCTGCCGAAATAACGTTTCCAGTGATGTCGATGCCGTTTCCCGGCGTGTACGTGGCCCCAGCGCTTTCCGTGGCCCATTCGACTCCAGTCGCGCCGGAATTGACCTTGAGCACCTTGCCAGAATTGCCAGTAATCGACGGCAGCTCATCCGGAACAGTCTGCAACGCTTCAGCTACGGCTGTACCGCTCTGCGGATTCGCCGAACTGGCGCTGTAGTGCTGGTCTACTGTGACGGCAGCTGGAATGGTTGGCTTGTCGCTAAGATCGTTGTACGAACCGCTCGTTGCGACAGTGGCTAGATTAGGCTTGTTGAGAATCTGTGATACACCGCTAACTGCATCCCAATCGCTGTTGACTTGTGCTGCTGGAATGGTCGGCTTGTTGAGTAAGTCGCCGTAATCCCCGGTAGTGGCGACGGTGGAAAGATCGGAAGGCTGGACAGCCGTTTCGCCCAACGCAGCACCAGAGCGGATGTCGCTGAGGTCGGAAATGGTGTCTTGCTTCGTCGATATCGCTTCGGCTACTGCCGTACCGGACTGGGCGTTGGTAGAAGTGCCGTCGTAGTGCTGATCGACAGTGCCGGACGAACCGACGATCTGCCATTCGACGTTGTCGCCTTCATTGTTGACGACAAGCGCCTTGCCAGCGTCAGAAGAATCGTATGGAGGCAATTCGCCGGACGGAGTTCCGCCGTTTGCCAGCCACTTGTTGTCGTACTTTACGGGACTTCCATTTACAGTATAAATGCTCATTGGTTAACTCCAGTCAGTTCGATGTAAACTGCGCGGACGATTAAATGAAATTTGTCACCTTCTGTCAAAGTGTTCATTGGGAAGAAGACGCTGAACAAACGCCCATCGGACAACATCTGGCTGCCAAGCACAACAGAACCATGCGAAGCAAACTTCTGAAGCTTAGATCCACCAAGATTAGTGAAGACGCCAGTCATTTCATCAATGTTGTAATTGGGATAATTGTAGACCTGGACTGAAACCGGTGTCATGTCCGGAATATTAGGAGGATTGCTCGAATCAGCCTCAACCTGGCACTGATAGATCATGACAAAGCCCTTACCGCTATCCAGTACGGCTTGGCTCGTAATAGGCACAAGCCTCTCAAAGTAGCTACTATAGGCTTCCGATGCAGTAACAGTGATGTCGAATGCCGTATCTTCGGTGTAAGTCCACGGAGTAGCACCGCCAGATGCAGTAGAGCTGATTACAAGACCAGCAGCCGTATTTTCTAGCGTGATGTTGTTACCAGCAATCAGATCCGTTCCGGAATCAAGCGACGCGGCAAGCTCTTCAGGCTTGTTTTGAATGTATGAAGGATCTTCGGTGTCGCTTTCCGTCCAGTCGGACTGGACTTGCTCTGCTGCCGCAGTGCCCCATTCCACGTCGGTTCCGCTGGAGTTCACGCGGAGCACCTTGCCTTCTTGCTGTGTGCCGTAGTTCGGAAGGATGCCTTCGCTTACTCCGGCAGTGAGGTTGGTGATGGCATGTACCGAAATGGACGAAATCATCACCTGTAGACCAGTACCTACTCCGGATGCCCAGAACCTGAGTTCGAAGTCGTCGGCAAGGGCACGGACGTCGCCGGACAACGTAATTTCTTCGTTGTGGGCGTAAGTCATGTCGAACGACACGCCGAGATCGTTTGCCGGGCCGTGGACTTTAGGGAACCTTGTAGTATTCTGAGCTTCGGCTGAACGGATGATCTTCGCCGTGACGCTGAAGTGGTAGAACCCGGTCTTGACAAGGATGCGGCTGCCGACAACGTCGATAAGGTTGCCTACCTTCATGTCCGGGAAGTTGAACTGGAAATCGCCATCGCTGTTGAGGATGGCAGAGCTTGTACGGAGCAAGGACGGTTCATAGGAAACTTCCGCGCCGCCTTCGCCACCAGTTCCGACAGTTCCGATATTGATCCTAGACCACTGTTCTACGTCATGGCGGTCATAGCAGTAGACGTCGTAAAGATTGTCTGCATCGGCCAGAAGGATTGCCATGCCCCTGGCGTTGAGCGGAACCTTGGCCGGATTGTGGTTGCCGTCGAAGTCGGCGTACGTGATGTACGGCACAGTCGTACCGTGCAGATACGTGACCAAGTATCCGCCGACTAGCGGCTTGCCGTTGATGTCTTCCAGCTGCAGAGCCGGTGATATTAAATAGCCTAGAGACATTAAAACCTCCTAGTCAGAAGTTAGCTGTTGAAAATGAAGTAATTTGGTTGTTAAAATGTATAAACGTGTCTATAGACACGTAAAATGGAGTTCAAGATGGCAAGAAAACGCCGTGATGTTTACAAGGGACGATTTGACGAAGGGTTCGACATCGAGAAGGATGTGGATCTGGTACACTTGAAGGAACTGATGATGATGCCGGAAGTCGACGGCAAGGAATACAACTGGTATGGGGTATATATCCAGAACATCATCAAGATTTCGCTACATGACGACCATTTCAGAGGATATCCGGACGATGTCACCGAGGACATGACTACGGAAGCCCTGATAGACTGCGTAAAGGCGCGAACACACTTCAATGCCGAGAAATATCCCACAGCGACGGCCCCATTCAACTACTTGATGACCGTGGCGAAGCATTCTTTTCTACATGTGCTCGACAAGTACTACAAGACCAAGCAAAACCTGATATTCGCCGCGTCAAGAATAGAGGAAAATACCAAGACGATGGACGGAGACAACTTCGATTCGTCACTAATAGACAAGGCGGCGACGGACTGGAACGAAATCCACGAAAATCTTCTATAAAAGCAGAAAAAGGTGTCAAAATTTGACACCTTTTCTTATTTTTAGACCATTTCGACTTGTATCGTACCGGTTCCTGGGTCGCCTTGGCTGTGATTGCCTCCGCCAACCCATCCAGGAGTAGTCCAGCCGTCGCAGCCGATCCATGCCGGGGTCAAGACTGCGTTGGCCGCAAGCGAACTTGCGTCGAAGTGCTGCGGATCTGCCACCGTGCAGAGCGTAAGCAGACGCGTAGCGGACATCGACTGGTTGCTGAACGCTTCACCGAATGGCAAGCTGGTTCCACGTCCGCGATAGGATGCCCCAGTGAAGAAAATCGTCACTGTCGTAAGCAGATTTACGGTCGCTTGGCCAATTCCGAAGAACGGCATGGACATAGAAACGCCCGGCTTGATGTAGATGGACGATCCGACGGAGTACTGGTCAGTCTGGGCAAGCTTAACGCCAGCCAAGACAAGCGAAATCGACGGTGTTGAGTCCGGATGCAGGGCAACGTAGCCGCTTGCATGGGTCACGTTCTCGAACGTACGCACGTCGGCGTAAGTCAGGAGGAACTTTGACTTCTTCGGCAAGAACTTTCCGGTGTTGCCTTCGTAGCGGTAGCTGTGGAGGCTGTCATTGTTGAGCAGCTTCGTCATGTCAAGCACGATCGGAAGGTAGGACGAAGTTCCACCGACTGCGTCATTGCCAATCCATGCGCCAGTTACGACGGAGTTCGAATGTGTCGGGACGATGCTGTGCTTGCCGTCAGGGCCTACGAACTTGTTGTTGCGGACATCGACCGTGACAGTGCTGTCCACGTCCCTTTGCTGGATGTCGGCATTGACCGTGTTGGACACGAGGCTGATGTCAGAACAGATGATATCGGCATTGATCACAGAGTTCTGTACCGTTGCCGTGGCTCCAAGCGTCGTCAGCTCCGTATTGACTTCCACGTTGTCAAGGAAGAGGCTGTTCAGCACCTGGAGATTAGCTCCACCCAAGGAACCGCGTCTGAGGGCCACAGAATCGGCTGTGGAGGCGTTCTGAAGGAAAAGCCAGCAGTCTACCGCATTGAGCGCCAAATTGCTTCCAGACACCGTTATGGAGCCGGAAACGTTATGGATTTCAGTTGCGCCTTGAACAGTGACCGTGTCGAACACCGCATTCTCGACGATACATCCGGCAGCAAGCGTCACGTTGGACAACGTCTGCTCGCCAAGATCGCCATAGTTGACTTCGCCCTGCTTGTTCTTGAGGATGACGTAGGTGTTGGCATCCTTGCAGTTCTTGAGCAAGATGGTGTTGCCGTTGGTATGGAAGTCAGACCAGTCGTAATCGTCGGAGAAAAAGTCCGTGTTGATTACTGAGTTCTGGATAGTGATTTCCCCGGTTATCTTCTTGTTGCTGGTGATGAGGCAGTTGTCAAGCTGGAGGCTTGAGTGGCCGTTGGCGTCGAACCTGACTTCCTTGTTCGCAATCACTCTAGGATATTCGTCGCTGTCGATTACCCAGCCGATCCTTGCGTCGCCAGTGCAGTTACCGCCAACCCACGAAATGTTCACCCAGTCCGCGACAAGCGTTGCCGTTCCGGTCTGGACGGTGGAAACGAACAGCTGAGGCGTACGCTTGTGGAGTTCGTGACAGCTGATGATAGTCCCGGTAGTCCCGGTCTTGCACTGGAACCTTACCGCATCGGAAACGTAGATGTCTCCGTGGATGGCGAACGTGTTCGTGCCGTCGAACAAGTAGTAGGATATTTCGTCCTTGAGCGCCGGGAACCAGCAGTCAACTCCGATCTTGTCCGCGTAGGCGGCACAGTTCGCCAACTGCGACGTGTAGCTGTAGTCGGTAGAGTACATGTCGTCAGTCGGGAAGATGCCGAAATGGCGGACATCCATGTGGAGTTCTTTCGTGGACAAGATCCAGCGGCCTGGGCCTGGAACATTGTTCGACTTGATTACGGAACCGCCGTCGTCGTCTTCGAGGCATGCCGAATCCCATACGTACAGTACCGGAGAAGTGTCGCCAGCGTTGTAATATCCGTAAAGCCAGAGCATCTTAACACCAGCGACAGACGGAACGTCGTCGATATCCTTGGAACGGAGCGCATCCATGTTGTCAACGCCGTCCGCGCCAGTGGACTGGATGACAAGGGACTGCGTAGGATCCATCGAGTCGGAAGAATATTGGTAAGACCATCTTGACGGATCGTAATCTTCGTCCGGATAGTGGGTCATGTCGCCAGTGCCGATGTACTGGTAAAAGTAGGCAGTGACGTTGGCGTCGTTCTCGACGAATACCTGATATTCAGTTCGACCGATGGAATCGGTGAAGATCGGGTTACGAAGCGGTACGCCATCCGTATTGTAGATGGTTATGTTGTCAGTAGTGGCCTTACGGCAAAAACGGATCTTGCCGTGGAGCAAGTGTCCGTCGTTGTTTAGGTAAGAATCCCAGTTGTCAAATGCCCTAAGCATGATTTCTCCTTAGAATGCCGAAGAATAAGACGTTGTAGGTTCTTGCTGTACGCCAACTTCGCTAGAGTGTTTCCAGTCGGAAGAACCAAGCTGTCTTGCGATAGCGCGGTAAGCGTTCGGATTCGCCTTGAACATCCCATCTGGTAAGTTATCCAATCCGTAAGTCATCACGTTCATGATTGCGTCAACCATCTGTCGCTTCTGTTCGACTGGTTGGTCGCCAGTAACCAACGGACGAAGCTGTGACAGCTGCTTGTTCCACAGAGCATTGATACGCTTGCTGTCAAGGTCTAGACCTTCACCGACGAAGCCTTCACGTGCTCCGGCGTTGAACAAGGCGTTCGTTGCCGTGTTGATCAACGGTTGCCATGTGGCACGTCCGGAAGCGACTGCGGCGAAGTCCGGGTCAGAGTTCAAGGCGCGACGTACGGTGTAGTCGCGTGGCTTCTGAGCCATGGAGCCGACTTGTTCGCCTTTGGCATTCTTCAGCGGAATCGTCGGCATCGCATTGCCAGTAACTTCAGTGTTGTTAGACAACATCGTGATATTCGGAGACTTGATGGCATTGTCACCAAACGTCTCTTGGTACAGAGTCGGAACGCCGTCAACGGTCTGGATAGTTTCCATCTTGACGAAACGTCCGTCGGGCAACTGGACAATTTCCGGATATTTGCCATAGTCACTGAGCTTTTCGGCAAGTTCAGACAGTCTCTGGGCGCGAGCGGGATACTTCGCTTCGTATGCCCTTACGATTGCATTGTCAATGGCGTCTTCGCCTTGCGGAATCACTGCCGGGTCAATCGAAAGCAGTTCGGACGAACCATCTTTGTAGCTGATGGTAACCGTACCGTCCGGAGCAACATTGACATCTTCGGCACTTGACAGCGCTTTCGTGTCGAATTCCTTACGTGCCTTCTGGGTATTAGCGAACCGTTCAGCTTCAGCCTTGCGGATAGCGAAATCCTCTGCATCGGCCAGATCGTCCGCAGTCGCAAAGTAACCGCTTTCGTTCTGCTTGGCAGTCAAGAAGTCCTGCGAGCTGTACTGCGGGTTCCTTGCCAGTTCAGCCTTACGTTCAAGCGCAAGCTGCCTACGTGCGATGTTTTCGTTGGCGTTGTCACCGATATTCTCAATCGTTTCCATTACACTATGGGCAGGGCCTTCTGCAGCAGCCTTGCCTTGCTGTTCAAGCACATCCTTGCCTTGGCGACCCATGAGCTTCAATGCGCCCTTTGCACCGATAGCTCCGCCATACTGGGCACCGATACGACCCCAGTCCCACTGTCCACGCGGGTCCTCCTTGTCATAAAAGGCATAGTCATAAGCTTGCGAACCAAGCGGAACTGCGGCGGACTCAAGCGCACTTGCTCCGACTTTCGTCGCAACGTTGTCGAGAACCTTCGGCAACACCTTGGAACCAGCACGGACAGCCTTTGAACCAGCAGCAAAGCCGGGAACGAAGTTGAGACCGCCTTCGACGACGTCGCCGACATAGTCCTTGATTCCCGGCTCTTGTCCAGCCAAGTTGGCTTCGTGGACACGCGGTGCAATAAGTCCGGCAGCTCCGCCGAAAACGGTGCGACCGATGTCACGACCGCCAGTAGTAGGATCGAACCCTTCACGCGCCAAGTTCTGCTGAAGCATCATTCCAGCACGGCGAATATCGTCACGCATGCGTTCGGCGTCGCCTTCGTATCCTTCTGCCCACGCAAGGTTGGCAAGTTCGATATCGTCCAACTTGTCGATGGCGTTGACAAAATCTGCCTGAGCCTTCGTGCTGTACTTACCGCCTTCCTTGGATATGCCGAACTTTTCCATGAAGTAAGGCACATCACGGAGTTCTTCGCCATAGAAGCCTTGTTTCTTGCCCTTGTCCGGACTGGCCTGTTCACGCCCCTTGTTCAGCAAGTCGAAGTAGGACTTTGCCAAGTCAGTATCGGAATCCTTCTCAACAAGGTAATTGACCCTCAGAAGCTTTCTGAGTTCTTTGTCGTGCTGTGCGACGTAGTCAGCCAGTTCGTTCTGGTTCATGCCGTCAACGGCCATGAAGACGTCATCGGCGGCGTTATCGCCAGCCAATGCCATCTGCTTCAATCTTTCAATAATCTTGTCCATCTTACCACCTTACTTGGCGTTAGCAAGTGCCTGTTCAAGCTTCGGATTGGTAAATCCTTTGGCTTGATATTGACGGAGCTGCTTGAGACCCATCGCTACCAGCTGAGCGTAAGTCTTCTTGCCGAATGCTTCCTGGGTCATGACAGTGCCTTGGCCCTTGCTGAACTTAGGAATAGCGTCCTCATATTCAGTAAGCATCTTGTCCAGTTCAGACCTTGTCTGCGGATTCAAGAAATTCAAGCTGGATGCCGTCTGTCTGAAATTGGCAAGGTTGTTCTTGGCGTCCTTGATGAGCTTTTGCTTTTGCTGGTTGCTCATCTTGGCCGGACGGTTGCGGAGATCGGTCTTGCCTTTATCCAAGTTGGACTTGAGCTGTTCGTATGCATCGATGCCCTTGACATTATCATCGCCTTCGCCGTTGTAGGCGACGTCCTGGGCCTTGGTATCATCTTCAAGGGCAACACCGAGCATGTCGGCGAACTTCTTGCGGTACTCGGCCTGTTCACGCTGGAAACGGGTCAGAGCTGCTTCGGAACGCTTGACGTCGGTCATCGCTTCGACATAGGCTGAGCGGTTTCCGGTAGCCCTTGCTTCGTTGGCACGGTTCTGGGCAGAAGCAAGCTTGTACTTTTCTTCTTCCATGTTGATAGCAAGCTGCTTCCATGCCGTCTGGGCGTTGGATGCCTTCGTAGCGGCTTCCGAAGCTTCGCGGATCTTGCGCGTTTCTTCGGCATTGCGCTTGTTCTGCTGAACCGTAGTGTAGGTGGACGGATCGCCTTCCCATACAAACTTGTACTTGCCCATTTCCGACTCGGCGTCGTAACTGGCAAGCTCTTGCTTGTACCTGGCGATTTCTGCGTCAAGCTCGCGGATACGGTCTTCGGCTGCATCGGTATAACGCCATTGTTTTCCGACCATGTCGTCGCGCATGACTTCGGCCATAGTCGGATCGACAAGACCCGGCTTGATGCTCGGAAGGTTCGGATCGACCGCTGCCTTGCCGTTAGCTAGTTTAACTAAACTGTCAAAATATGACATTAAATCCTCCCGGTGTCAAGAAGTGGGTTCATGCCGACGTACAAGTCGAAGTTCATCGGCTTGTCCCCATAGTTGCCGTAGACACTTTGCTCGGACGGCCTACGTGCGCCGATAATCTTGTTGCGCTCGTCTTCCAGTTCCTTTATCTTGGACTTGAGCCATTCGGCACGGTCTGCGATGGCCTTGCGGTTCTGGAACTTGACGGCTTCGCCAGTACCCTTGATGAAGTCGGCGGTACCGCCAATGATATCATCCATGGACTGCTTTGTACGATCGTCACGACCCTTGGCGGCGTTGATGTAGGTCTGTACGAATGAAAACCCGTTAGGATTGTTATAGATACCCATGATTCACCTCATTAAATGGTCAGACCGAGCGAACCCAGCTGGAGATTGCCGGATGCGCGTTGCTGTGCCGCATTGATCTGGTCTTCGAACTGCTGCTTTCGCGTGTCGGTGTAGTCGGTGGCCAACGTGCCAAGGTTGTTGAGCTGCGTGTCGCGGGCGGACTTGAGCTGGTTGAGACGCTGCTGCATCTTGTCGATGTTGCCAGACCATTCGCTGTATGTCTGAGCACGGTCAGTGTTGTACTGCTGCAGAGCCGTCTTGTAGAGTTCGTCTTCCTTTTCAGCTGCTGCGGAAGCGATCGCGTTTGCCGCACCCGTTCCGCGACCGACTCCGGCCCCGGCTGCACTGTGCTGGACTTTCGACGTAGTTTCGTCTATGATCTTGTCATAGTACGGCGTCACGAAATCGTCAACGGTCTTATTGTAGCTGAACGGATTGAAATTGTAGACGTAGTCTTCTGCCTTGTATGAATTGAGAGCATTACGGTAAGCATCGACGTCTTCTTGGGTTCCAAGGAACGATTCCGGATCAGAGTAGTAGGCATCGATGAGATCATCGATCTGGTCTTGCTGAAGGCCGTAGTCTAGCTTGAGCTGGTCAAGTATCTTCCTTTTCTTTTCGGCGTTTTCTTCTTCCTCAGAAGCCGCAAAGATTCCGGCAACGGTTCCCAACAAGCCGCCGCCAAGTGCGCCCCACGGGCCCATGGCCGAACCAGCTGCTGCTCCGGTTCCGGCTCCCTTAATGATATTACTTGCGTAACCCATCTTAAATTCTCCTAGTAATAAGTTATCACGCCTTCATGCGGAAACTGCCGAACGCAGTCTCACCATCGGCCAGTGTAAAGGTTAAATGCGAATTGTCACAACGGACGGTTCTGACTCCGTTGTCGGACATTACCATCAGATGCCACGGCAGGGCATTCTGCGGTAACGCTTCGTCAATGCTCAACGGCCCGACGGCGTGGATGAACACTACACCCTTTATTGCGGTCATGTAGATGTTGTCCCTACCGTCAAGTCCGTACGAACCCTCAAGGGCAGTAGCGACATAGTCCGGCTGTGAAAAAGGCGACAAGTCTATGGTCTTTATCATTCATTCCCCCTAGAATATGTTGCACGGACTTGCGTTGATCTTTGCACTTATGATGGCGAAGTCCACTGGGTCGCTACAAGACACCTCGATGGTCATGTAGCGGCACATGCCAAGGTTCCACCACGTGGTAGTGTGGCTGTAGTTGCCGATGGCTCCAAGGCTCCCAAGTTCCTTGTCAGTCCAGTCATTGCCGTCAGTGGAATAACGCATCATGACTGCCGGATCAAGCGTGTCGTTGTTGATTCTGCCGTTGTTCAAGTTAAGGCTAATGGCGTCACAGTAGAATGGGCTGTTGTCGTTATAGATAGCACCGCCACGACGTAGACGGACGATGCAGTTGCCATCCCATTCGGTGTACTTGTCGTTGTCTTGGTAGACAAGCACGTCGGAATCCATTTCGCCGAAGAACAGCTTGTTGTAGGCGAACGTGGCATACTGGGGACGCCAGATACCATATTCGTAGCTTTCGCGGGCATGCCATTCATGTTCAGTAACATCATAGACAAGTGTGCGCTTGTCCGTACGGAAAGTGATTCCGTAGAACAGGTGGTTGTTTTCGCTCCAGAATTCACCAATCGCGTCTTCTGGGTAAGCCATCTTAGAAATCTCACGTTCGATGGAGATTGTCGATACGCGCTGCTTTTCGTTGCCCTGCATGACGAATACGCCGTTGTTGCCGATGTCGGACGAACCCAGCCATGCCGTATATGGGCCACAAGCTGCCAAGGATTCAGGTGCCTTGATACCGATGGCTTCTGCGGCATTGTCCGGCGACACGAACGGCTTGTTGATATCGTCACGGAAGCTGAAGCACTGCATCGAACGTGTACCGAAAGTGTAAAGGTACGAACCGTTCGAGATCAGTGCGATAGTATTGTCCGGATTCCATTCCGAATACGTCACGAAGCCGTAGCCGTTGTACTTGCTGTTCCTATCGGCGTAGAAGATGTCATAGATGACTTGGTTATTGCTGTCCAAGGTTTCGAACGGGTACTGGATCGACGTGTAGAATGCGTCCGTGTCGGCGTCGTTTACTATAAGGTAACCGTAAAGGTATGCGACGTGGGTAGGACGGATAAGCTGGGTATGGGTTTCATCACCTACTCTGGTAGGCAGCTGGATAGATCGCCAGTCTTGCTGCATGTAAGAATCGCCAAGAGTCGTATCGACTGCGAACACCGAAGCACCGTCGACCACTATCAGATGGGGATGTGCAGAGCCTTCTCCGCCAGTTTCAGCAAAGTGTACCGGCTCGCCCAGCGCATTCGACACCTGGCCTATGCGCCTACTTACGAAACCGTCTGCAGTGTTACGGATGACGTAGACACCGGAACCCCAGCAACCGAAAAGGATAGGCTTGCCGTCGGCACCACGCGATGCACGGTACATGCCACGGCACGGCCCTTCGCCGATATGTGCGGCAAGTTCTGTGCCCTTGATGGACAGCAGCACCTTGTCGGTAATTGACTGTTCAGCGGAAACTGATTCCGGAAACATATTGAGTGAATATGACTGGCATACCTTCTCCAATTCATGTCGATGTATGCCTCCAACCAGGTTCGTCAGCATGCGTTGTGCCATCGGCGTCCTCCTTAGCCCGGAAGGAACATGGAGCCGGACAAGAATGCTGCCCTGTTCGCCAACGGAATGCGGTTAGTTCTGCTCAGGTACTTCACGGCGCGTGTAGCAACCTTGACGTTCTTGATCATGTCGTCAAGCTCATTCTTGAGCAAGGCGACTTGTTCGGTGCTCAGTCGTGGGAAAGTCGATGCAAGCTTGTACGTAAGGGACTGTGTGAACAGTTCCACGTACTGCTCCGGGATGCGGAGTTCGGAGTCAAGGTTGAAGTCCCACTTGCGGTTGTAGTTTACCTTGATGAGCGTCCTTGGGTCGGCAAGAAGCTTCGTCTTCAGCACAAGCTGTCTGTCGTTGACTGGCTGGGCAGTGTAGATTGCGGTGCCACGCGGGTATGCGTCGAAATCCTCCGGCGATGCGTACTGGACTTCGATGTAGTTCCCAATGTCACCTTCTGCCTTGGAACGCCAGTAGACGCGGTTGATCTTGTGGATTTCGGGTGCTTCAATATCTACTGCAAGGTATTCGTCCGGTGCTTCCGGATCGACAGTGCCTATCACGAACTCGTCCTTGTCCAGCGTAGCTTCTACGTCGGACATGATGAACTGCAACAAGTTGTCGTTGCTGTAGGTGCTTGCGATTCCCTTGAGGAGCCTATAGGCAGTCTCAGTCATGTCCGCTGGCGGTGTCTGTCTGCGGCTTACTAGGTTACTGCGGTTCAATGCTTCTGTTAAAATAGATCTGACGGTTACCATGAGGTGACCTCCTAGTCAGAAGTTAGCACTTCTACCATGTATATGTTTCGGAAAATGGACAATAAAAAAGAGGCCAGCCTTACGGCTGACCCCTCATTAGGGAGAGATTTTCAAGTCTCTATTAAGCCTTGATGAGAATCAAGGACTGACCACGCTTCTCGACCGTGCCGGAAATCGTGAACAAGTCGAAACGGGTGTCGTTGACCATGTTCTGCAAGTCCACAAGACGGTTCTGGAAGATCGTGATGCCTTCGACGGAACCCTTCTTGGTGTCAACAGTCGCGACGTCGATATCGTCAAGAGTTTCGAATTCGTAGACGCCATTTGCACGGACGATACCCACAAAGTAAGTACCAGCTTCCGGAGCAGAAACAGCTGTAGAAGTCGTCACAGTCTTGGCATCGCCAGTCCACACGACAGCAGAGCCGTCTTCCATGGCAGCAACACGAGTACCGCCGAGCTTCACGTCAACATCGTCAACCGGGATAGCGATCGTTGCAGCGGCGTTAGCCACGTCAACGTCTTCCTTGGCGATGAATGCGTACGGCTGAGCAGTTTCGTCACCCACGAGGTCGCAAGCAACGACGCCGTCGATGTAGAACGGAGTACCGGCCTGGATCTTGAAGGCAGAAGCAGCGCTGGAACCGAGAGTGATGGTGAGAACGTTGTCAGCAAAAGAAGCGAACGTTGCGCCAGTCATTGCAGTTGCAAGAGCAGCAGGAATCTTGACAGACTTGAGGAAGCGCTGAGCACGGTAGTCGGCACCATGGAAATTACCGATAAGGCCCTGCTTGTACATGTCCGGAGCATTGACCGGAACGAACTGTGCGCCCTTGGAAGTAACGATGGCCTGGATCATCGGATCCACGAAGCCGTAGAGCGGTTCAGCCGTGATAGAGCTGAGGTGGGCAGAAGCCATGGAAAGCGGCTCAAATTCACCCTTCTTGCCGACGAAGCAAGTTGCGCACTTCGGAACGTCACTGTTGATGGACTTCTTGAGAGCGCCGTTGATGAGCTTCAAGCCGTTCGGTTCAGCAACATCCTTATCGAAGTCAAGGTCAGTCTTGCCTTCGACAGCGTTCGTCTTGACCGGGATGTGCCACGGTTCGATGGAAAGGTTCACGACGCGTTCAACGACGTCGGTCTTTGCACCCGGATTGATGGAAAGGGAATTTTCCACTTCACCGGCATCGCGGATCACGAAGCCGTAAACTTGTCCGTTACGCTGCTTGCCAGCGATCTGGCCCTTGAAGTAGCCCTTGGAACCGACCGTAAAATACGGTGCCATTTCAGCGGCGCGAAGTGCCACAAGTTCAGTCTGGTAGTTGGTCTCGATATGGTTGGCAGTCGAGATAGCTGCATCAGGAATGGTACGTGCCATAACTTTTTATTCTCCAGTTAAAGTTTTAAGTTCCGCGTGGATTCTCCGCCAGATAGCGGTTCCAGTCGCGCTTTGATGTTTCCCCGGAAGAGCCGGGAGTTTGTACCAGGCTTCCGACAATCGGCAACGGCCTCTTCTTCGGTGCTTGCGGTACGGTTTCTTGAGATTCCGACTGAGGTTGAACTTGCTGCGGAGCCGCATGGGTTCCGGAGGACTTCAACGTCTGCTGTAGCTTAAGACGACGTTCAAGCGCGTACAGTGCATTTTCCTTTCGCTTAGCTGAGCGTTCGGATGCGATCTGTTCGCGGATGTTCGGATTGCGCATAAGCGTTGCGATCATTAACGGAGCTATTGGGGAGTCGCCAATGAAGCTGTCAATAGTCTTGTCATTGTCATCGTTTTCAGCCAACCAGTCCTTGAACTTGTCGCTTCCGTTACGGAGCAATGTCCAGTAGGACTGACGTTCTTCATCGGTGGCAAAGCAGTCGTTGACTTGCTTGGCATGACGTTCCATTTCATCCTGTCGGCGAACTTCCGCATCTTCGCGGTCACGTTCAGCCTTGAGGCTGTTCAGTTCCGATTCTTCGCGCTGTAACGCAAATCTGTGGTCTATGTAACTACGTAGATCATTCGGATCGAAGTCGATCTGTTCAAGCGGTGCATACTTGGCCATCTTCGCTTCAAGCTCGGCAATACGCTTGTCCCTTGCTTCAATATCGCTCTGGGCCTTTTTGTATCGCTTGTGCTCCCTGGCAAACGCATAGTCAATCTGCTCTTGCTTGGTCGGCTTCTTTTTCGGCTGAGGAACTTCCTCTGCCTTGGTCTCGGTCGGTTCTGTGTTCTGCGATTCGCGGTCGCTTCCCTCAGTCACTTCCGGTACTGGAGCTTCGTTGGTCACCGCTTGCTCTCCAGTGGCTTCAGCGGTGCTCTCCGTCTTTACAGTTTCATCCGGTTGCGAGGCGGATTCCCCATGCAAGGACTTCAAGTAGTTCATGGCTTCATTTGTATCCATGTATTTTAATCTCCCACGAGAAATTTGTATGACCGCGTCCCTTCGCGGTGTTTCTATTTAAAAGTTAGTGTCAGTTTTTGTCAGCTATTTCGGCAAGTAGGTATGAGCCTTGCCCCAGTCGCCAGACCAGCTGTTGATGCGCTTGCCTATGGATGCCGGACGTGCAACCAGTTCGGCAAGTGCTTCAGACGCCTTGACCGGATCCGGATTGCCACGGTACTGGTATTCCTTGTTGCCGCTGGCGAACTTGATGTAGATGTCACCGTTAGGGCCGATACGTGCGCTCTTCACTGCGGAAGACGTAGGCGTTACGGGCCTTCTCGGTTCCTTGTCGTTCCACCACTTGTCCAAAGCTTCTTCGGCCTTGATACCGAGCTGTACAGCCTTTTCCGGCGGAATATTCTTCTTGTCCAAGAAACTGCGTAGAGCTTGTTCGTGCTCTTCCGGAGTCTGGTGGATGAAGGCGTTGCGGTTCTCAGGCGTGTCGATAAAGCCAGCGTTGTTCTGCTTGTTACCCGGAATGAATACGACTCCGGCGTCGAAGTCCATCGGCTGTAGCTGATCGTCGGCCAATGCCCTTGCGATATCGATGCTGGAAACTTGTTCGCCACGGATAGGACTCTTGTTGGGTGTCGGCACGAATGCGCCACCCTTGACAACTGTCTGGACAGTCTGTAACGGCATAGACCGCATGGCGGCTCCGCCAAGCAGTCTAGCAATGAACCCAAGTGCTTCCTTTGTCTGGTCAGCCATTAGTAACCTCCAAGCATACGGTTGCTATCGTCTATCGTCTTTTCCATCTTGTCTTGAGCTTCCATGACAAGCTTCTGGGATTCGATATCAATCTGCTGCTGGTCAATGGAAGCATCAGCACCAGCCTTCTCAGCTTCAAGCTGGAGTCTGGCTTGGTCGATCTGGTGGTCAAGTACGGCCTTGCTCCAGTCAAGCTGACGCTGTTCACGCTTGTTGGACAGTTCCATCATCATGGAGTTGACTTGCTGCTTGAGCTGTTCGTTCTCGGCCTGTGTAGCCTCAAGCTGTTCCATAGCCTGGTCTGCGACCATCTTGATCTGCTTGATTTCGTGAATAGCGTATTCGTCAAGATCTTCATTGGACACAAGCTTCAGAGTAGGATCCATGTTGGCGACGATATCCTTACTCAACATCTTGGCGTCGTCCGTAGACAGCGTGTCGGCATAGTACTTGGCTAGTATTGGCTGCATGACTGGCGGCAACAGCTGTGCCATCACTTGCAGCTCTTGGCGACGCTTCATGTTGGCCGTGATGACGTCTGGGCCAGCTTGCAATGAGAACTTGAGACGTTCGCCACCAGTGAGCATTTCGATGACGCAAGTCCACACTGCCCTCATGGCTTCATAGGCATGGGCATACAGACAAGCGACGTTGCTTTCACGGTTTGCCGCTTGTTCTAACACTTCAGTAGCCGTGCGCTGGACATCGACACCGCCAGCAACGGAGCCTTGAATTCCAGTCGGCGGGACACCGAGCACAGCGGCCATGAGCTGCTGCGTTGTGTTGATGACGTTCTGGAGGTCACCAGTCTCGATTGCTTCCTTTAGAGGAATCGGTGCGACGGCGCCATTGAATGTAACGACCATCGAATCGTCTTCGCAACATCTGCGTAGAAATTCTTCGTTTCCGTCAATGGCCTCGGTAGGATAGATAAAGTTCGCTTTAGGGCTGCGGTTGATACGGCCAAGCATGGTGGAGTAGGCAAGGTTGAGGCCAAGTTGCAAGCCGTAGGTCTTTTGGACAATTCCAGTGTAGTCGATTTGACGGTTTCTGGTAATCTTATACCCAGCGAAACGGAAGATAGGAACGAACGTCGTCGGAAGTTCTGCGCTTTCGACAACCTTGTCACCGCATACCTTGTACATGGAGACAAAGCCGTTTTCATTCTTTTCGTAGTACGTAACGATAGGTATTGAGTTCGTGGGACGTTTCACCCACTGGTCGCCGATGTCGTAGCACTTCGGAAGTGATGATGGGAAGTTCAGCGGTATCACGTCTTCACCGTAGAGTCTCTTGGCCTTGCGTACGCTGATCCAGTTGACTACTGCGCCTTGTTCGGCATCACGTGCGGAATCCTTGACGACGGTCGGATCGAGTGCGACGGCGGACGGATCGGCTATGCACTCCGTCACGATTTTCGGTTCGCCAGTTAGTTCGTCTTGAATCGTAGTGACTACGATGTAGTTTGCACCGATGTCAACACCCTTGGAGAAGCATTCCAAGAAAGCGTTCTTGGCGTCGGAATCCGCTTCGATTGCGTTGATTGCGTCTTGGATTTCTTGGTTGGTCGCCGGGTCTTCGAGCTGGGCATGCCATGGACTTGCTGAAATAGGGCTAGCGATGGCTGCGTCAAAGACCGACCATTGAGACAGATGCTCACAAGCACGGTCAACACGGCCCCACTTGGTAATTAGATCGGTAGTCCAAAAGTCTCCACTGTACATTCGGTCAGCTTCGATGCGGCTGGTCACCGACGTCTTGTAATATGCAGATGAGTCACGCAGGAACTCAACAATTCGTTCAATAATCTTTGGGTCGGTCTGCTTCATTTGTGCCGTCCTCCTAAGCAGAAGTTAGCGTCCCCAAGCGGCCATTATCCTTGCTGCCACTTGCTTCGGATTGGTCTTCTTGGCAGTACCGTGAGTCATGCATCTGGCGTGGTTGGCAAGTATTAAGGCATCAAGGGCATCGGGCGAACGTCCAAGTGCCTTCTTGACATCCTCTTTCGGGAACATTGCCGTACGTCCCTTCGGGTCGATATAGTACAGAGCATGTCGCGTTTCTTCGCGGATCTTCTGACCGTCATCGCTGTTGGGGACATAGAGGTTGGAACCTTCGGACGACTTGCGTAACTCAAAGTGCATCTGTGTACGGATGTTGTTGTAGGTATCGTCGTCGGCCTTGGAGCCAAAGTTGATGGAGTCGATCTGTTTGAAGCTGGACTTTGAATAGTCATAGAGGCCAGTACCGAAGCCGCCAGTGCCGTCTATGGCAACACCAGCGACAATGTACCGATGGCTGTAGTCAAGTAGCTGGGACACCAGCTGCTGAGTTTCCGAGTGGTGGTATCTGGCTGACTCTACGAAGCCATAGTCATCAATGACGACGAATACGGAATCGTCTCTACCTTGTCCAGCAATGTCGCAACCTACCCAGACTGGGGACTGTGGCGAATGGGCTGGACGTGTGTTGAGGAAAGTTCTATCGTCGATGGCGACGTTGGCAGAACGGCTGTCAACGAATCGGCCAAGTATCTGCTGTTCGTAGAGGTCGGTGCCCGGCGGATAACGCTCAATCAGTTCAGCACGGAATTCTTCGGAGTTCTTGTAGTTGTCAAGAGCGGATGCGTTGATTACCGCATTCGGGTACTTGGCGCAAAGGTTCTTGAACCATTCGTGGACTTGGTTGAAGGAGTCCGGGGAACTGAACAGACGTTTCTTTGGTATCTTTACTTCCGGGCCACGAAGACGGTCGGACGCCCAGTTGTAAGCTTCTTCGCACTGGTACGCGGCTTCGTCCATCACTAAGCAGTCGATATTGGATAAACCTAGTATTCCAGTAGGATTTTCTGAAGTCATGCCGAAAGCAAGGCCACGGTCGCCGACATGGATTTCTTTTGCGGTCTTGTTGTAAGAATAGTGAATTCCGAATTCTTCAAGACGCTTCATGGTTTCAGTGAAGACTACGCGGTGTAGAGCGTCATAGTTCTGGGCCGATACGATTAGACGCTTGCCGTTATACAGTTCTTTGGCGATGTAGCAGCTTGCTGCGAAAGTTTTTCCAGCCGAAATGCCCGTACACATGATGACCAGCGGATCATCATCACGGCTCATGAAGTCAAGCTGGTGAGGCAGAAGCTTCACTTCTTGAATATCTTCTAGCTGTTCTGCTGTTCCGGACATGGCGTATCTAGTACGAACTTGACCGTCTTGATGGTGGTTTCGGTCTTGGCATCGACGTTGGCGTCAAGCTGGATCTTGTTGACCACTTCTTCGGACTGGTTATGGGTGAGTCCGACGATGGTCATTGCCTTCTCTATAAGGCTGACTTGATCCATGTCCCCTTTCTTGATAGCCTTGAGCATTTCATTGCCGAAGTCAAGGTTGTTGACCAGCGTGTCGAGCATCTGTGCTCTGACCTGCTTCCTGATATTTCTAGCCCTTGCAGACGCTTCGGCAGCCTGTTTGGCGTTCATTGGAGTAAAGCGTTGGCCCAGTGGCATCTGACGCTTTGCGCCGTTCGTTTTCCCGCTTGTGTCATTTTTTGACATTTCTCTAACCCTCACGCAAATATATTAAAGTCCCCTTGCTTGGGGACTTGTTGTGTAAACTTTACTTTACGAATCTGGACGTATCGATCCCCTTGAGAGGCAAGTTGGCGTTAAGCTCTACCAGCAGTTCAATAATTCGATCCAGCCTCTGCACTACGGCAGACATCTGGACATTGTCTTGACTAGCGGTACTGTTCGTCGTCACCGTCGTCGTATTCTGCTTCTTCGTTGCCATTCTTCTCCCCTTCGGCAAATTCCTCGCCAGTCATCACGATATCGCCGTTAAGGCCGTCGATAAGTTCGCCTACGGCCTTGATGTCTTCGTCGGCCACGTTGTAGCGGCTGAAGATATCGTCAAGCTTTTCAATGAGTTTGTCCATGTTAATCCCCAAGTATCTAAATAGAAGTTAGTAGGGGATACGAAAAAGGCCCTAGACTTTCGTCTAGGGCCTACTCTTCCACTTCAACCAAAATTTGGATGGCTGGGACGTTGCTTAGTTATGAGCGAAACAACAGAAAAGGAACCACCGTCCCAGCCATGAAACATGCACCGACTGCCCGGAACTGAATAAACTACAATGCGTATTCCAAGCAGTCGATGCAACCAATATAGCTTATTCCGGATCAGATGTGAACTACCCACCGCCTAAATGCGGTGAGCTTCTTGTCTTCGTTTCAACGCAGCTACTTGCGCATAATATCTATAAAAGCTATTACCCGTAGTGGTAGCATTGCTCAACGGTGGGTTGTTCCAACCACACAGCTA